TTCTTTGAAAAGGGTACTGGGGGGGTCGATTCTAGACCCCCACCTAGCCCTTTTCCCCGTCAGTGGGGGGCTTACTCACTGGGCATCTGTTAATCTGGCCTAACTAGATTGACACCACTCCCTTGGAACGTAACTCCACGCTAACTCACTGGCTCTACGCACAGACACACGGTCTTTCTGCTATCCCCGGGGAAGATACCAGATGGCGACCGGCTGTCCCAGCGGCCTAGTAGCTACTCGGGTTGAGTACCCACCACGGTTTTGACGCCTGCTAAAATTCAAGAGACAGAGGTAGGGGTGCTTAGTGTGTGGGGGAAGTTCCCACAAGCGAGGCAAAGCATTGCTCCCTCGCGTCACCGGGTGCAAGGTAAATTGGCTGGACTTCCGCTCTACCCTTGCTACTCGCCCTCTTCGGAGGGTTCGAAGTGACACTAGGTATACGCATGGTTGGGAAACCATGCCTGGCCTACTACTGGGTGATAGCCTGGCGGCGGGTCCGTCTCTTGGCTTATACCCGTTGATTTGGGATATGGACTTTACTACTATTCAGACTCTCTTTGATAACGGCTCACACTTTGGTATGGACTCTAAGCAATATCTGAATCTGCGCTGCCTCTTTTACGAACTGAGGCGTTCTACACAGCGCAGAATTCCCTTTTGGAAAAAGGCAATTGCAAACTATGTCCTCTCACAACCTCAAGAGAAAAACTGGAAAGCTTCTCCGGTAACACTCCCTCGCAACGTCTTTATGGATGAGGCGGAAAGGAAGTGGGTTCTCTGGGCTCTTCGGATGCCTGGGCATGAACGCTATCCATCTGAAATAGCCTTTCTCTTTGAGGACTCAGTTGAACCATTTGAAAACTTCCACTTTGAGGACTGTCGCTGCAACATTGATGGACTCTTTGAAGGACGCTGTGTGCATGGAATTTACTTCACCAAGAAGAAGGTGACTGGCCCTTGTGACTGTGGCTCGGCTCATAGATTGATTGGCTATTGTAAGCACCATCTCTACCATAATCCGGACTTGGCGGGCCTCATCTCTGAATCTGAAGATGGCTGGAGTTATGATGATGACTCTGACTACGATGATGGCTCTGCACCACTTAAAAGACAATCTGGCCCTCCTCCTGAAATTATTGAGTTGGAAGAGGAGCCCATTCCTGACCTGGAATGGGACCCCTTCCTCCTTGACGTTCCAATCCAGCGTCAGGGACAAACCATAACTAACATCTATGGCTCAAATAACTCAGTAACATCTAATACAGGTGCAAATGGCTGGACTCCAACGGCAAATGTTAACTTGGCTGATGGTGCAATCACTTCTGGAGATGCATCTGCCCATACAGGAACTGGGCAAATGGGAGGCTCTTCTACCACAAAACCAACAACTGGCGGTCTGGATAAAACATCAGACCAACCGCTCTTGTCAGTGGGCTCAAGTGGTATCTCTGGTTCCCTTGTGAAACCACTGAAGAACTGGTGGAACCAAGGGCACACCAATTCCACTATTAGTTCGGCTGCCACTCCAGAAACGAAGGCACGCTGGGAGAAAAATCAGGCCTGGCTAAACTCAAAAGCCAATTTGGGGACTGTGCAACCCTCACAAACAATGAAAGGAAACGCTACCATTCAAACGGGTAGCGCTGCACACTGCTTGGTAGCTTTTCCACCCACGCCAGCAGTCCCTCTTCCAAATCCAGACGCTCCCTCTGCACCTGGACCGTCTGCTGACAGAACCTGGCTTTTGGATACCTTTCAGTGGACTGCAACGCAGACCCAGAATCAATATCTGTCTGGTCCGAATGCCATGCTCTGGAATCCAGACGAATGGGCCCAACCAATGGAGAATCCTAAGAATTTTGGTGAAACCACCTCAGGCTCTTACTACCCACTGCCTGCAGCAATGGTACACGCACACCCTTCTTCCACCTGGGCTGCGATGTACAACACACACTCTTTGTGGACCTGTGGTTGGCGAGTGCAGATTACAGTGAATGGAAGTCAATTCCATGCTGGAGCCTTGGGTCTATTCTTGGCTCCCCAATATGCTGGCTCCCCTACACAAATACAAAATCTATTTGTGTATCCCTATGTCATCTGTAATCTTTATGAGTCAAACACAGCCTCCATTGAGGTGCCCTTTGCTGGACCGACACCAAATATCTCATCAGGACTCCACTGTCCCTGGACAGTGATCGTCTCAGTACTCTCACCTCTGCGACCACCGGCAGGTGAAGGACAATCACAGGAATTGACTGTGACACTCTTTGTGACACCTCTAAACTCCACCTTCCATGGCTTGCGACAACCCAGACAGCAGCACCTTAAAATGAGGCAGGTTCCCGGTTCTGGAGCCTTTGGTACGGTTGTTGCTGGTCAAGAGATTCCACTTTGTGGGGTTGGTCCTGAATGTCCTCCAGTAGAGTATATGCCTGGGGAAATCCATGACTGGTTAGAGTATGCCAGGCGTCCAGGAATAATGGAAACTGTAGTCTGGACAACAACAGAACCGGCAGGTGAACAATTGGCCCTCTTACCTGTCAATCCAGCCACCCTGGCTCAACAGAATGCCCCGCTTGCTTCAATTGTCTCTCTCTTCTCTCAGTGGCGGGGCTCTTTGAATCTCCACCTTCTCTTTACTGGAGCCACCCAGATGTATGGTAGGTTGGTGGTTGCCTATACTCCACCTGGCTTTGAACCACCTACCACTATGCAGGAAGCTATAGTGGGCACCTACACCATCTGGGACATTAACTCTGCTCCAGCTCTTGACTTTACACTGCCCTTCATTTCCTCTTCCTACTGGAAGACGGTTGACATGGCTGACTTGGAAGGACCACTTGGCTCTTCAGGCTGGGTGAGTCTTTGGGTGCAAACGCCACTTCAGGCTCCTGGAGTAACACCAGCTAGCTGTGACATTTTGGGCTTTGTTTCTGCTGCGGATGACTTTCAACTTCGTCTGCAACAAAATCCAGTCTTGGGCTTCCAGGCTGGTGATGAAACAATTGGAGGTGGTCAACCAACTACCGCCCCCTTAGATGTGGATACCTTCTCGTATCCCTACCACCCAGGCTTGCCTGACACAGTCTTGGCTAACTACTTCTCTTTTTATCGAGAAGCAGCATTCACCTCTACTACACTTGCACTTCCAGGGGATCTCCAAATTCCTTTGGTTCCGCATCAGTCCAATTCAATTATTGGAAATCTCCTCTCGGCTTTCACCTACTATAGAGGAGACCTGCGGATTGCCTTGGAGATAACTTGTAGTGTGCAACAGCCAATAACACTGACAATGGCCTTTGTTCCACCAGGAGCTACAATCCCAACCACGATTAGTCAAAACACCCTGGCAAATTTCTATGCTGTAACTCAAGTTGTAACAGCATCAGCGGTGATTTGTTTGAGTGTGCCTTATACCTCACCACTCTCGGCACTAATGACTAATTACTGTGGCTGGCAGGCCTATAACTCAACCTCTTTTGGTACTCTCTTGACTAATACTCTTGGGACTCTGGTTCTTCTTGCTGATAAACAAGCATTTGACTCACCAGAAGAAATCTCTGTAACCCCATTCTTTGCCTTTGGTAACTTTAGAGCTTGGCTTCCAAGGCCCCTTCCTCCAACTAATGCTCTGCCACCCACTGTAAGGGTGGACACCTCCACAATCTTGAGGAGACAGGCTGGAGGAGACTTTGAAACACCAACTGAAGCCTGGGTTGTGATTGTGAAGCATGCAACACACAATCACTGGGCCGTGCGCTCTGATCTTGGGCAAATTTCCCTCTCAAAAAGAAATGGACAGGCCATTATTGACTGGGAGGAGGTAGAAGGTGAAATTGTCACTGAAATTCCAGTAGGGACTTTTGAGATGGCGATGAGAATGGTTGGTTCACCTTACCCCTATTCAGTTACCCAAAATTGTTATAACTGGGTCTCTGACTTGACTGGTTTGAGCTTCGACCAGGATACTGGAAAAGGCTTGGCCTTGGGCTTGGCAGCCACCGCTCCCCTGTTAATGCTTGGTGCCGCAAAAACTGCTGTAGGCATCAAGCAGCAGGGGCTTGGCGACGCTGTGGCCTCGGCTGCAACAACAGCTGCAGCTGTCTCAAACTCAGTTAAGGAGCTAAATTTAACACAAAATGTGGCTGACCTCCGTAAAGTTGCTGACAGGCTTGACCTGCCAAATGCCAGTGCCAATCTACTGGCAGCAGCTGAGCGGATTAACCTCCCTGGCTCAACACAAAATCTTACAAAAGCTGCAGAAACAATGGCCTCCTCAATTGAGGGGCTCCAATCAACATTGGGCAATCTAAAAGACACAGCTACTGGAGCCGTCTCTTCTTTTATGACTTCTCTGGTGACTCTTCTTTTGAAGGTGGTGGGCTATATAATGGTCCTTTTTGGTTCTCCCTCTCCCCTTTCAATTGCTGGACTTGTGACTTTGATTCTTGCTGACTATACTCCCGATGTTGTTTCTTTCTTTTCTTCTAAACCTCTCTCTGCTATCTACTACTTTGTGGCACGAGCAGTCGGTCTCTCTGTGAAACCTGAGACTGTGGTAGAAGAAGCTGAGCCTGTTGAAAGACAGGGTGTAGTTAGGGACTACAATGATGTCATGAATGCAGTGAAGAACACGGATTGGGCCATAAATAAGGTCTTGGAGATCTTGGAAAAGGTCTTGACCTGGCTGGGTGTGAAGGTTAAGGAAGATCCAAAGGCTAGGGTTGCTGAACTGCATGATGATGTCTGTAATCTCTATAGGGACTCTCTCTTGGTGCTCTCCGCCAAGGAGGTGGATAAGACTCAGCTGAAGAAGAACTTGACTCTTGCTCAGACACATCTTTCTGAAATTTCTAAGCTCAACTCTCCAGTCCACTCCAATCTTCTAATGCAGGCCATCAAGAACTACACCACCTTTGATGCCGTGGAAAGGAATGCTGGGCCTAGGCCTGAACCTGTAGTTGTCTACCTTTATGGGAAACCAGGCTGTGGAAAGTCAGTAATTGGCAGTCTCCTGGCTGCTCAACTGGCCCAGATTCTCTCTGGCAACTCTGAGGATGTCTACTCAACAACAGACCCCTCTTGTGAGTTCTATGATGGCTACACTGGTCAAGCTGTTCACTTTATGGACGACATTGGTCAGGATGTGACAGGCCGGGACTGGGCCTCTTTCCCAAACCTGGTTTGTACGGCACCTTATATCGTGCCGATGGCTGCATTGGAGGAAAAGGGTAGAACTTATACTTCTAAAGTTATCATCTGTACTTCCAACTTTCCTGGCCCGAATAACACTTCTGTCCGGGCCCTTGGTGCTCTGGAAAGGAGACTTCACTTCAGAATTGAGGTTGTCCCAGTCTCAAACCTGACTGTGGATGAAGCAGTCACTCCTGATGGACCTGCAACGCAGTACTTTGCTGCTGACTCACCAATTCTGAGAGGTGAAATGTCCAAACTGGTTGTTAATGATCGCTCTATTGAACGAGTGGACATTGGACATCTGGATGACTTGGTTGACGCGGTCTTGAAAAGAGTACATCGTTCTGCTGCAACAACAACAAAATTTTCACACCTGATTCGCCGACAGGGTGTGGAATCCTCAATTCCAACTCCACTCACACAAGCAATTAGAGCCAACAAACCTTTACAAATTATTGAGGGGATCTGGAAGTATAGAAAACCCATCTTTGCTGTCTCTGCCTTTCTCTCTGTTCTTGCCTCTGTGACAACTCTTGTGATGGTAGCTAGGAAGTTTACCAGGAATCAGGCTGTCTATAGTGGACTGGGTGAAAAGAAGAAGAAGCCTGAAAATCTCCCAGTGCCTGCGCCAAGATTTGGCCTCCGGCGCCAGGCAATACCTCCAAATATTGGCACAATAATGAGGAATGTGGTGACTTGTACGGGACATAGTGAGGATAGGTACATTACAGCCCAGATCACCTTCCTCTACTCACGCTTTGGCGTGACAGTGAGACACATCTTCCCGGAAGATTGGACACACCTTGAAATTGCAGGGAAAAAGTATGAGAAGAAGGACGTGGTGGTTACTTTCCACTACGAACTGGCTTATGTCTCTCTCCTCACTGGTCCAGAGTATAAAGACATCCGCCGCTTCCTCAGTGAGAAAATTAGTGAAAAGGGCTATTTGATTGGCACAACAAATACAACCCAACTTCTTGTGAACTTTTGGGATGCCAGTTACAGGAAGGTTAACAGGGATGGCATTGTGATACCTGATGCCGTAGGCTACCGCACTGCTTCGTTTGAAGGTATGTGTGGTTCTCCCTGTGTCTGTGTGAATAATGGAATTGCCACCATTGTTGGTTTTCACACAGCTGGAATTGCTGGCTACTCTGGGTTTTCACAGAAATTTGACTATAAATTGACAACCCAATCACTGATGAAGGCTATAGAACATCCTGGCCGTTCCCCCCACATAAACAGGAAAACAAGGTTGGAAGAATCCCCATTCTTTGGTGTTTTCCCATCTACCAAAGAACCTGCCGCACTAACCAAATTTGACCCCCGGTTAGAAGTGGACCTGGACTCCACCATCTTTTCAAAACATGGAAGAGGTGACATTACCATCCCCTGGAAAAACTTGGAAGCTGCCTTTGCTCTCTATTTTTCTGCCTTTAATGGGAAGAAATTCAGGGTCTTAAGTTTGATGGAAGCCATAAATGGGACCCCGGAACTGGATGGCATTGACATGAATCAGTCTGCTGGCTATCCCTATGCCCTCACAACTCCTCGCCGCAATCTCTTCATTGAGACTGCAGAGGGCTGGGTGCCAACAGACCAGATTAAGGAGGATGTGGAAAAATGCCTGAAGGATCCTGTCTACTATTACACCACCCATCTCAAGGATGAACTGCGTCCAATTGAAAAGGTGAAAGCTGGTAAGACTCGTGTGATCGAGGCTGCCCCCATGCATGCCATTTTGGCAGGACGAATGATCTTTGGTGGGCTCTTTGAACACATGCAGACTAACCCTGGACGCTATGGCTCAGCAGTTGGTTGTGACCCTGAAGTGAACTGGTCTACCTTTTTCTATGACTTTTCTTCTTTTGAACAAGTCTTTGATCTTGACTATTCTGCCTATGACTCAACTGTCCCTTCAATCTGTTTTGATCTCTTGGCTGAACATCTCTCTGACTTGATTCAACATCCAGCAGTCATTCCATATATAAAATCTATCTCAAGGTCTATGCACATCTTTGGCGACCAGGCCTATGAACTCCAAGGCGGAATGCCCTCCGGTTGTGTTGGGACATCCATCTTTAACACGATGATTAATAACTGCATTGTGTTGTCAGCACTGATGGAACACCCCGACTTTGACCCACAGAGCTATCGGATCTTGGCCTATGGTGATGACTGTCTCTATGCCACTAATCCTCCAATCCATCCCCGCTTTGTGAAAAAATTTTTTGATGAACACACAAACTTTTTGATTACCCCTCCCTCAAAATCTGGTGACTTTCCCGACTTTTCTGATCTCTCTACTGTGACTTTCTTGAAACGTTGGTTTGAACCCGATGACAAGAGACCACATCTCATCCATCCTGTCATAGACCCAGCAGTCTATGAAAATTCAGTGATGTGGACAAGAGGGGGAGACTTGCAAGACTTGGTTGATGCCTGCTGCAATTTGGCCTACCATGCAGGTCCTAAAAACTATGCAGACTACACTCAGAAAATTGTTGAGCGTGCTGCAGAACTCAATTTGGATATAAAAGTTCTCCCATATGCATTTCTCCAGAACAGATGGGTTCAGAAGGTTTCCAAGTGAGTGCCTCCTAGGCCGGTTGGGAGTAAAACCCGGCAACTAAAGTGACCTTTTAGTTAGTTTTAGGCTTTTAGGTAGTTTCCCTCTTTAGTTTAATAAAAGACCCCTTGGGGTTTTAAGACCCCCCAAAATTTCTTCCTTTTCCGGGGGGGCCCCTAAGCCTGGGGACTTCTTTCCCTTTCTTAATTAAATTTTAATTTTAGTTTTAGTTTAATTTAATTTAAAATCTTTAGTTTAAGGGAGGAAATTAGGAAACCCTTTTTTT